TTTGGTGGTTCCATCCCCCATTCTGGGCAACCAATAAGCGCCCTGCTCACCAGTAGGGTCACTCTCTATTTCAGCCCAAGCTGAAGCCAAATCAGGAGATAAATCTACATATGAGGCAGCGGTTTTGGGGGCAGCAGTGCTATCTGATGAAGAAGAGCTGGATGCCTCACCCAAACTCCGACTTTCATTAGACCCATAAGCACCCCAATGTTCTTTCCCCCAGTCCTCCATCGACTTACCAGAATCTTTTATCTGGGTATTATAATGGGCTATTAAATCTGGATATTTTTGCACATACTCGGAATAACTTGCCATTTCTATCTCCTAATTCCTCTCGGGGTAAAATCTACGATAGCCCCTTGAAGAGTTATCGGCTTATCATATATCGAACTATTACTAATAATTAATCCCATGTTAGTTCCTATTCCATTAATCTTAACTCTTTCTGAAGCTACCACCGTAACACCAGTAGAGCTATTACTTATATCCGCCTCTGTCCATTGATCCGCCGTTACCGTAACAGTGTAAGAACTGGAGATCGGAGATGTGTTGGGAGTGTATGTTCCACCAAAATCATAATCAGGTATTACAGTTAATGTTGTTGAAGTATCTGCATTTACCTCTAATCCTAATTCTCTAAATCTCTTCCTAGAGCCGGGAGTATCATAATGATAATAAGCTGATCTCACAAAAGAGGATACAGTGCCACCATCAAAACTCGTTCCTGAGTCCATCCTCCTAACATAGCCATCATCAAATCCACCGTATAAAACTTCAAATCCGCTCACATCTTCCGCGGATACCAAACATTTAATTTGATGATCCATAGTAAACGGCATTAAGCCCTGATTCTTTTTGTTTATAAAGGTCATCTCAACACCAGTCTTATCATCAAAATAAAGACGATATTGATTCTTTCCTCTAACCCTTAAAGAGCCAATAGCATTATCTTTTTTATTCTGAATATAAGGATCAATCTTATCTGAGGCTACAGAGGATTGAAAATCTCCAAAATATTGAACTGTAAAGATGGAAGTAATTCCTCGGTCATCCAAGAAAAATGTTTGATCCATCTTCTGTAGAGTATAGGGAATAGCTCCAGCACCCGCATGAAATTTCCTTAATTCCCAATCAGCTGATGAAGTTCCATATAACATGTATGCCTCATTTTTTGTAAAGATGGACATAACATTATTAACTTCGTTAGAGAATCCACTGACATTATCCCCGATTCCTAATTCAGCTGCTCCCGTAAGAGCGCTCCATTTATTTGGAGCAACAATACTGGAATGCTGTATAGAACCATTAGGAAATGAAAGAAATAAATGTTTTTGGTGCGCTGCAATATGTTCTGGAGTATCAGTTTCCATTCCGGTTTGAATAGGAATGAAAGTTGTCCCGTCCCAAGAAAAAGCTTTCCCAACTGTATTTGCTCCATACATCGTTGCGCCGGTAGTTTCTCCTCGAAAATTATAATTCGTGAACTCATATTGACCACCAGCAGTAAGGGATTGGGAGTATTGTGTTCCGTCTGCAGAAGCTACAGCAACTTCGGCAGGTTCAGAAGCGCCATTAACTAAAGCATGTTGAATTCCATTTATATTTATCGGTTCGCTATTCGTCCAAGTGCCACTATTATTTTTTACTGAAATAAAACCTTCAGCATCTCCTCCAGCAATAGTTCCGGTCGTTATTATTACGCTTGTAACAGTAGCGGTCTCACTAGAAGTTCCCCCTACAAGGGAATCACCTTCACTAATTTCTACTGAACCAGTATCAAATGCTAACAAAGGCATCTTAAGGTCTTCATCATCTACAAATGTGCCGGTAATGTTGATAAGAACCATAACTCCTTTAGCGCCCGTGGTCCAATCTCCATAATAAGAGATTCCCATTAAATCTCCTTGAGCACCTGCTGCTCCTACTATAGTGGTGGGAGTTCCAGAATCACCCGGCACGGGTTCTCCAGCCACAACTGAAGCATCAAAATTTAATGCAGTTCCTAAATCTATCTCAACCCATCCGGTAGATGTAGACTTATACATCCCCGCACTGCCACCGCCAGTTTTGTTTCTAAAGGCATAAGTATTAGCGCCAAAAACCCAAATCCCTCGAACCGGGCCCTCTCCGGGAACAATAGTAATAATCTCTCTCTGGTCCTCAATGGCAGTTCTACCCTCTGGAACAACAGTAGCGCCCGAAATTTTTTCCCTTAATACTGGGGGACCATAGGAAAAAGCGGTGGCAAGAAGCCCCATTACCCAACCCTAAAAACAGATAATTGCCCGTAATGCATTTGGAAGTTTTCTGAGCTACTTCCATGTCCATTCTTAACCTGCGCCAACACATCCGTATAAGTAGTATGACCAGTGGTATCAATTATACCAGAAGCAGATGCCATGTTATCTAAAGTGGCAGCAACCTTTTGAACCGCTGCATCATAACCCGGATATACCACAGAACCACCAGTATCTTGCGTTGCAATCCTGAACGTCCATACTACGGTATCAGTTCCGGTCTGAACAAAACTTATACCTAAATTGACCATAAAGAACCCTTTATCATATATTCTGATATAATCGTTCGCAAAAGAGGCATCTGTTCCTACAGTTGTTGAAGATACTGTTCCTGTATCATCAGGTCCGTCAGCCCCAGTACTTCCTGCATTCCAATCTATAGTTGCTGTTACTCCTGATGCTACCGCCTGACTTGCTGGCGTTCCTGCTTTAGCACATATAGTTGCATATCCGCCCATCCCAGATTCAGTAAATTGTCTGACCATCTGGGCCGTAATGGCTCCTGTCGTATTATCAGCAAAACTAGTCCCAGTTAAAACTGCCCTAGTTTTTCTTAGCGCTGTTGGTGTTCCCATTATTTATACTCCACATTAAATTCAGCGCCAAATGCGCTGTTCTTGTTTAAAAAAAATAGTGTTTCTCCATCCTGAAGAGTCCCGGTCCTGATCACAAAATACACATAACCCTCGGCATTTCCGTCTCTACCTGAAGCCCGAAATTCTGCCGTGCTAAAGGCCGTAGAGAATGCAGTTAAAGGGAAAAATGAACCGGCAGATGAATCACCAGTTATATCCTCGACACTTACGCTTAATACAGAACCTATAGCGCCACTGCTTTCCCCCTTTACCAAATCCCCAACTGACGGAATTTGCATATCAAATGCAGTGCTAAAAGACATATCAAAAACAGAATCCCTAGCATATCCAGTGATAAATGGAATCCTATAAAAAGTTATCTCAGACGGAAGAGTCTGACCATCAAACCTTTCATACCCATCTACTCTTCTATACCTGCCTCTAATATCTATCTCAAAATTATCAGCAGCTACTAACTCCCCCGGCTCCAAAGAGAGAGAAGGATCAACCATGTTCACCCCTCCCTCAAAGGGGAAATAAGTAGACTGGAATCTACTTGGGCGAATATCTCTGTCTCTTAATTTACTCATTCAGGACGCACCACAAAATTAAACATATCTTGTGCGGAAGAGAATCTCCTATTCTTTTGTCTTGGAAGTTGATCTGCTTCCAATTTATCTAGTAAATCTTCAAACTCTGACAAAGAACCAACCATTATTTCAGGAGCATCTTCATTTTCAGCATAGTACATCTTCGCTCTGGCAATAATAATCTTATGAAATCTAGATGGAATGGCAGACGTATTAGAATTTGCTGTTGTTTCACCATCCAAGATAGTGCTCATTACAACCGGAGTTCTCCAGTATTCAGCAGAAACCGTTGTCGCTGCATTAGGAGTTGGATATAAATCCAAATCTCCATTAGGTTTTGTAGAGAACACTTCTGGAACATCTGAATCAATTGTCCCATATTTATACATTTCTCTATATTCATTCCAAGCCATGTAATCTAAAAGCTGATAACTCTCAGATGTTTTATCCCAAACAAGAGAATCTAATTTCCAATTCCCCAACGGCCCAATGGTAGATGTTCCCGGAAATCCTGTATTACTGGATGAAAGAGTGGACGTTCCACTGATAGCAGTGATGTCTGCCTCAGACCACAGGAAATCCCAATCAAACCATCTACTCTGAATGTCCTGATCAGCTTGATTTATATAACGAACAACAGAAGTCTCTTCTTCAGACAAGTCTGTAGTAGTTGTAGTAGATGGGCCTGTTCCGGGTATACCTACATCTCTTGCCATATCTTGGCATAAAACTAAAAACGTACTCATTTAAGATTGTCCAAAATAGCTTTAGTTACATTTTCTGGTTTAATATGTACAGCGCACATAGCCCCTCCGGTTTCTTCATCTCTATTACAGGTATCAAACCCATAATGCATTTTGTGACATGGAAAACAAAAATTTTCATATACATCCGGTTCCATTGTCGTCGTATTTTTCCAATGTTTGGAAAGATTTTCCTTGGAAGAGTGTGAGAGAAATACAACCTTATGACAGTCAAGAGTTGAAGCTGCATTAAGAACCCCCGTCTCTGGACCAACCACAGCATCACACTGGTCTAAGAATGCTAGTGTTTTTCTAATAGACCATTTCCCAGATTTAGTTATAACTCTTGGTTCTTTATCCCAGCCAGCCTCAAGAAGTTGGCATAAGTCATCACCAATTGTAATAAAAGAAACATCCTTTCTTTTTATAAGAATCTGAGCAATAACCGCGTCCGTCCACGGATACACCTTATGAACAGATGATCCAGCCAATGCCCAAAGAATAATATTCTTCGATTCTATTTTTTTTCTAGTTGTTTTAGCCCACTGCTTTTCTTTCTTGGTTGGATAAAACTTTGGGCAAAACTTATATGGAATAGGAAGAGGTTTTGAAAATGAATCTCCCACTAGAAATGGAACACTCCCTAGATCATGAGTTCTCTCCATGTAATTAACATTGCACTCTTTATGCAACTCTTCCTTACTTAAGGAAAATCGTGGACTAGCTGGTACTAAATTTTGCTTTCCG